AAACGTTCAGCCCACCACTCATCAATTTGTTCTCGCCATTCTCTACTATGTTTAGTTTGCCCTTCTAATAATACACGGTCCCAACCAAATATATCACCTATTGCATCCTTAAGACTTCCAGCGAAACTTTCTTTACGAAAACCGTGAACATTAACTAGATAATCTGCTGTAGTATCTTTTCCTGAGCCGATAAGTCCGGCTATTCCAATTATCATTTTATACGATCTACTTTTAAATGTTTAAGAGTTTTTTGCAATAGTAAAATTTGTCTTCGACAATCAGCTAATGCATGATGCTCAACTTTTGGTGTTATTAGATCTGGATATAAAGAAAATACTGTTCTACTATCTCTAATCTTCCAGAAATCCCATGGGAAATTTATTTCATATTCTTTATAAGCATTTTCTAAAATACTCATATCAAATGTAGGACCTTGGGACCAAATATGATCACTATGCCAAATTAATTTGGCTAACTTTTCTAATGCAATTTTTAAATCTATTCTATCCGCATCACCAAATGCTTCTTCTTTTGCTTCATCTGGTTGCTTGGACCACCAGTTAAGGGTAGACTCACTTATAATTCTATTGGGTTGAGATTCGGGGGAAATCCTACTATAAAAATGATCAGCTTCTGTATATCCATCAGCAAAAGGATCAAATAATTGTGCGGCTATAGTACTAATATTTGCTTCTGGAACTACTCCTAGAGTTTCAATATCTATCATTAGGTCAATCATAGTTATATACTACAATATTTTTCCCTATTTGTCAAGAATTATTATTTTTTCTTTTTTGGTTTGCCTGGCTTAGACATCTTTCTAGGCTTTGATTTTGTTGGAACTCGCTTCTTTGGACCTTTACTTACTTTCAATCGCTGGTTTTTAAATTTATTCAATAACTTAAGAGTCCTTGAAGCTGGGTTAATTCTCTTGGTTTTTTTAGTTCTACGTGCTTGTTGAGTTTTAGTACGGGCTCTTGTTTTTTTCATTTTGGCAGATTTTTTCATATCTTTTGCTTGGCCACATGCGGCCGCTGTAGGAACAATTCGATTTTTTCTTGCGCCAGTTTCACATCGCCACTTCATTACAAGACTATTTCCTTTTCTACTCCAGACTATACCTTCTGGTAAATCTGTTTCTAAATCTCTGATGAATTCTATTGCTCTCATTTATCCAATAACCCAACTTAACGGTTGACTATGGTCTACAAAAGTCTGTAAATCATGAATTAATTGTTCTATTTCGGCAGCACCTTCGGCCTTCATTTGTGCTCCATTAAGTGGAGTACCACCAGCCGGTCCGGCTATTGTAGCAAACTTTTCACGTGCTTCGCCAATAATTTGTTTAGAAGCCGCTGTAGTAAAATCACGTAACCATTGTTTAATTGGATTATCCTGGAGAAGATTAATTTCAGGTCTTAAATTATATGTCCACAATAATACTTTTTCCCCTGATGATTTAGGATCACGTACTAAACTTAATTGTTTTGTAACAGGGTTAAATGTATAATTCATATATCCGCCAAACATTCTAGCGGCTAATTCAACATATTGTGTATACATTTCGTATGTTGCTAATCCACCTGCATAAGAATAATTTAACAAATATACATTCAATGTAGCTGAACTAAAAGGATCAAAAGAAGAAGAATAAGGACCTGTTGCATCTCCCATTGTCCGTCTAAATACTTGACGGACTGTATTTACTTCTGAAGGTAATGTATAGGTATTTTGATTTTCTTGCAATTCGAGCAATGCATACGATTCTTCAAAAGCATTCTGGGCCCTTTGTCTATAGGTTCCTAATGCACGATCATAAGCTACTTCATAGTGTTCGGGGTCTAATTCAATATCTATAATTCCATCACCTAGACGCTTTGCTACGTAATTGAATACATTTGCTTTTAATTCTGTTAATGTGGCCATATGTTTTGCTCCAATCCTAGTATTTATGGCTAAGTCAATTTTAGAGAGTAAGATGTTATGTTGCTTTTAATATGATTAAATTTTTATTAAAACGTCCATTAACACCTATAGGTGTAGTTTTTAATTCGTTAAATAAGTTACGTCTATCCGGCTTTCCTGCTTTTTTAAATGCCGCAAAAAATTCCTCTGGTTTCCTTAGTGTTTTTTGTTTTGAATTATTAGAATTGTACCCTATTAATGTTGTACCTTTAACTGTAAAGGATCTAGAAAATTTATCTACTACATAATATTGAATTTTTCTATTTTTAGTATTATAAAGCCATACTTCTGATGCATCAATAATTGTAACTGGTGATACTGATTCTAAATTTAATTCTTTAAATTCTTTTAAATATTTTAAATCACGAACTTTTCTTTCTGGTGTTTGTGTTCTTCTTCTTCTTACAACTTTTGATTTTTTATAATGTATGTATCCATCCATTTCTTCTATTATCTTCTGACAATACTTAATAAGATTTTTGAGTTGAGGTTTTGTAAGATGACTATAAGATTCAACTTGTTGTAATATTAAATCTTGTTCTACTTCATCATATTGTTTTAATTCTTTTTCTGTTGGTATTTCTAATGCATGAGAAAATTCTTCAATATATTCATTAAAAATATGTTTAATTAAATTAACATGTTGCGGAAGTATATTAAACTTTGTAAGTATTTCTATAATTTTACCATGTGCATCTTTGCCCTTACATTTAGCATCAATAAATTTATCTAATTCATAATCTAATTCACCTGCGGCAAGCATTGCTTTTTCACGCATTATTTCTTGAATATTTGGATGTTTCTTTTTTTCCTTTCCTGGGTCAACTGTTGAGCCTTTAGCTTTATGCAGTTTTACAGCTTCTTCGGCTTTTGAAATAATCGCATTCTTTTCATGATCATCTAATACCCAGCCAACTAAAGCCATGCGAGCAATATGACCATAAGTAGCAGAAAACATCCATTCAGTAACCAAATTTAATTTTTTAGCTAATTTTTTATTTCCGTTTATTGTTAACCACTCAATAGCAAATTGTTTGGCCTGCTTTTTATTACAAACATAATTATAAAAATTTAGACGCCCAAGAAGAACACGTTCGCGTTCCTTATCTGTGGTTGGCATATCTTCTTTTGTGAAATATATTTCCGGTCCAGAGTTTTTTATTTCAGCTATTGATAATTTTAATTTTTTAACCGTCATATTACTGTTTATTATAAAATTATTGATGGGGTAAATTTTTACGACAAATAAACTATACACGAACACCATTAAAAAGTCAACCAAAAAAATAGGCAATGCCTAAACATTGCCTATTACAACCTAAGTTGTTTTATTTAGACTGTTTTTCTATTTCACTTATTTTGCTTTATATATGTGATATAGAACCCAAACAGCTACCAGACCGAGTAAACCTTGATCAGATAAACCTGCTAGTACTGACTGAACATTAGCGATAACGCTCATGTCTGGCCAGAAGGGAACGCCTTGGCCATTAAATAGAACTTCGAGAACGATGGCTAGAGCAATCATGCTCACACCAACGTCTGCTAATCCTTTAGCCCACGTTTTAACTTGATTTAGCATATCCATATGCTTTCTCCTTTATTTAAAAATTGTAACACATTGAATTGCAGACTCTCAAATTCTGTAAACAATCTTGTGCTACAATACATATTTACGAAGAAAGATTTTATTAATTAAACTCATATATTTGGTATAAGTGTATTAAATGCACGAAACGAATTAAAAATCTACAAGTTATCCAGAAAATTACATTTGGTAACAATTATAAATCATTCAAACAAGGCGATAAATAAGCAATAAGAGGAACTTTAATGCCTAAATTAAGTCTATATAGACCAAACAAAGCAAATGATTATTCATTTCTTGATAAAACTGCATCTGAAATGTTTACTGTCGGCGGAGTAGATATTTATGTTCACAAATACCTAGGACCTAAAACAGTTGGAGATAGCTCAATTCGCGATAATGACGATGTCACTCGTCCAGTTTACAATACATCTGATCCACTTTTTATTGAAGATTTACTATTCCTAGAAAACAGAGATCGTGAATATGACGACGACGTCTATACAATGCGAGGTGTATATCAAGTCCAAAATATTGATTTTGACTTAACACAATTTGGCCTGTTTATGAGTGGCGACACACAATTTGTTACTTTTCATTATAATGATATGATCAATACCTTTGGTCGTAAATTAATGGCTGGAGATGTATTAGAGTTTCCTAATTTAAAAGATTATCACCCACTAGATTCAAGTGGGCCTAAAGCATTACCGAGATATTATGTAATACAAGATGCAAGTTTTGATAGTGAAGGGTTTAGCCAGACCTGGTATCCACATTTGTGGCGTGTTAAAGCAACACCATTAACAAGTAGTCAAGAGTACAATGATATACTTAACAAACCACTTGATCCTGATAACCCATCTGCAGGTACTATTGATGATTTCTTAGGAACAAGGAAGAAAGACTTAGATATTAATGATACTATAGTTAGACAAGCAGAAATTGAACTTCCTGCGAGCGGCTATGATAATACGGGTTATTATATAACACCTACCGCAAAAGATGCACACGGTGTTTTCAAACCTGTAAATACACAAACTGTTACTAGTGATGGAACTTCAGTTCCGGGCGAGACCCCAGAACCACAGGTTGATGGATATCTAGTTGGTTATTTAACAGGAGATGCTGTTTCACCTAATGGTTTAAATGTGACACCAGGTGTTACATTTCCATCTGCTCCAGGAGTAGGAGATTATGCATTGAGATTAGATTACTCACCTAATAGATTATTTAGATATAATGGTTCAAGATGGGTTAAAGTAGAAGATGGTGTTAGAACTGATCTTACACCAGGGTCAGGTAGTGATGAAAGACAACTTAGTGGTTTCACTAATAATGATGATAATGTTACAACAGTAGATCGTGGATCAATAACTGGAAAACAAAGTTTATCAGATTTACTCTCGCCGAAAAAGGATAATTAAGAATGCCAACTACAAATGATTTTTTTTATGATCAACAGATAAGACGTTTCTTACTACAATTTACTCGCATGTTTTCTAATTATCAGGTAGAATATGGTAGAGATGCTACTGGGGCCGCTGGGTTAGTACGAGTACCAGTTAAATATGGTGATGCTAGTAGAAATGCCGCAGTAATTATACAAGAAAATTCTGCCAGTAAAATGCCTAGTTCACCATTATTAACATTTCACGTAACCGCTCTGGATTATGCTCGAGATAGAGTACAGGAACCATTTTTTCTTGACAAAAAGACTTTTAAACAACGTACTTGGAATGATGCTACACAATCATTTGAAGCTACACAAGGCAATGCTTTTACTGTAGAACGTTTAATGCCTGTACCTTTTGATCTTAAAATTAGTGTAGATGTTTGGACTACTAATACTACAATGAAATTACAAATTTTAGAACAAATATTAGTGTTGTTTAATCCATCAATGGAAATACAATCAACTGATAATTATATTGACTGGACAAGTTTATCTGTAGTTGAATTAGTTGGTGTAACTTGGTCATCAAGAAGTATACCTATGGGTAATGATAATCCAATTGATACAGCGACATTGAGTTTTCACTTACCAATATGGTTAAGTCCGCCAGCTCGTGTAACTAAAGCCGGTGTAATACATAAAATAATTGCTAGTATTTTTGATTCTAATGGTGATGCCGCAAATGCATTATTAAATGACGATTTATTATTAGGAACAAGACAAAAAATTACGCCATTTGGATATCAAATTATAATACTTGGAAATCAAATACAAGTATTAAAAGAAGAAGCAGTTGAATATCAAGATGGTAGTTCAATCTTAGATCCAAGTCCAGAACAAGCAAGTAACGAATTATGGCATAGTGTAATTGATATGTATGGTGTTTTAAGAGCAGGTATTAGTCAAATACGTTTAACTATTGACGATAGTATTACTGAGGTTGTTGGAACATTAGCTTATCACCCAACCGATGATAGATTTATGCTATTTACTATAGACAATGATAGTATTCCAGCAAATACATTAACAGCATTAAAAGCAGTTATTGATCCAGGTGCTAGTGGACCGGGTGCAGGATTGGATGCGGCAAGTACTGGTCAAAGATATTTATTAACAGGTAATGTTGGAGAATTTGCTAATGTTAGCCCACCTGGTGGTAATGTTAATCAGGACCCATCTGATGCTTGGGGTGCTTTAGTTGCTACAGAAAATCAAATTATTGAATTTGATGGTACAAACTGGGTTGTGTCTTTTGATGGTTCAGATACTAGTACATTACAATATGTTACTAATAGTACTACATCTATTCAATATAAATGGGCCAATGGAAAATGGCAAAAAAGTTATCAAGGAATTTATGACGGGGGCGACTGGTCAATAGTACTATAAATGAATAGTACAGTAAATGCGATTGGTGTATGGTTGTTTAGTCTTTCAACTAACAGATACCTATATCTACTAAGAAACGATCATAAACACCCAGGTGCCTGGGGTTTACCAGGTGGCAAAATTGAAGATAATGAAAGTTTAATTAATGCAATAGAACGAGAATGTAAAGAAGAATTAGGCAACTTTCCTGACATTATTAAATTAATACCTATAGAACAATTTACTAGCCCAGATGGTAAATTTGTTTATCATACTTTTTTTGGATCTGTAAAACACGAATTTATCCCAAATTTAAATAACGAACATTTAGGATATAGTTGGGTTGATTCAGGTTATATTCCAAAGCCATTACATCCAGGACTATGGTCTACAATAAACATTGATGAGATTCAAAGTAAAATTAAAATTATTGAATTAGATATTACTAATTAAACAGTATTACCGATATCGTTATCAATCTTACCGTGGAATTCAAAACTACTACCGGCTTTAGGAGTAACTGTTCCAGATGCTGTTTTTAACTTTATAGTTAAATTTCCACCTGTTACTGTTCTTAATGTTCCGGTTACATTAATATGTGTTGTTTCAGCAGTATTAACTTTAGTATCTACCGTTGTGGCAGTTTGTAAGGATACTTCTTTTCTACCAGCAGTTGGTGAATGAGAAGTAACTAATGCGAAACATTCGGCTATGTCGCCACTTGCATCTGTTAACTCGACTGAAACATTTCCAGTACTACTATTAGTAGCAATACAATTAATATTAAAATCATATGATCTAGCCGCGGCAAGTGTGGCACTCTTTCCAAAAGCATCTGTTGCTGTAGATGAAATTGTACTACGGTCTGCTATTATGTAAT